CCGTAAGGGGGGTGCCCGAGTGAACTATGCGCAAACGCACTAAGACAGTGTTGGGGCCGGAGTACCGGCCAACAAGGAATGGCAAGTTGTTTATCCAACATCCGGAAAACTTTCCGAATTTGGACTCAGCGACCATCGTCATCCCTACATCGCCCATTATGGAATACCATGAAATGGTAGATTCCAAGGAAAGGAGAAACATCTTCAATGATGTTTTTCACACGAAGTCTCTAACATACGTACTAGGCCCCTATGGGTCGAACTACGATATAGAGACGACACCCGACAGAGACGAGTATTACGTACATTTCGATAACCTAGTCGGAACTCCAGAAGAGTTCCGTACGATGGTTCCGACTATGTGCGTGATATCTCAGTGCCTGCCGGTCTTTCCTGAGTGGAGTGCTCCGCCAAATAGCGCTGTTGCAGCGCAAATGGCGAATTACCCCGCTTGGGCTCTGGAGAAGTGGAACGGACCGAAGCTGTCGTTATCGACTGGCTTCAGTCTGCCAAACTTCTTGATAGAGTTAGTAGACGTTAAACGTTTGATAAACCATTGGCTTAACAAAGAGGTCTTAATTGATCGCTGGCATAAGCTAATGAGTGGTAACCGGAAGCTACATGGCAGCCGCATAACTGCGATTGCTAATGAGCGTTTGGCCCATGTTTACGGTACTAAGACTACTCTTAGTGACATAAAGTCGATCCACAAGATTTTAACGTCTTGGAAGGATCGAGCGGATAGATTCCTGGCGAATGCAGGGAAGATCCTTAAATCGTATAAACGACGAAAGGATGTAACAATGCAGTCGTGGTCTACCGGATGGAGGTCGTGTCCGGTTTCGTTCGGTGCGGAGAGCTCAGAAGCTCGCCTCACGATCGAAATTACGCCCAGGTGCTGTGCAGTACTCGCGTACTTCTACAGCGTTCCTGAGCATAGTGGATTCATTGCCCGACTAAAGCAACTTGCTGATGCCTTTGGTGTCAAGCTTGATGCTGGTATCGCTTGGGATGCAGTGCCGTTCTCGTTCGTTGTCGATTGGTTCGTCAACGTTTCGGAATGGTTGCATTCTAATTGGTCCAAGGATTGGGTACATGCAGATGTATATCTCATGGAATTTAGTCATTCAATTAAATTCCGAGAGATCCGTACACTCGAGTGGCGTCGACAAGATCATGACGGTTTATCAGCCGTCAGGATTCTTACTCGCGACATCACGTACTACCGGCGTGTCAGGTCTGACCCACCTGTCATAACCAAGGAACAAGTCGACACGAAGGATGGCTGGAAAGTGAACCGCATCATAAATGCGGCCGCTTTGGCCACCCAACGTGCACGTTTGTCCGGTCGGCGCTTCGTACAAGTACTGAAGGCCGACCGCCGGGACCTCCGCGAGATACGCAACTGGACGAAGAAAAACATTTGGTGGCCTGTCAAAGACAAGGCTCGCCAAGTGGGTAATGCTGTCAAACGACGGCATCGCCAAGCTCTTCGTAAAGCTATGCGCAGCGGTTGGAGGTTCCGACCATGATAGCCTCACTTATTGCAAGTGAGGATAAACCCACCGTGAGGTGGATTGTAATCGCAGTTCGTTCAAGTACCACGTATGTTTAATAGCACCGTGACTCTGAAGGCCATCACTGGGGAGACTGTCGTCAACCTCATTGATGGTCCCACGAATCAACGGACCGTAAGGTCCGCCGTTGACTCGAAAGACGGGGTTCTTAGCGTTGCTCATCAGAGCAGCAACGAGAATCCTGGATTCGATACTCAACGTTCGAACGTCCGTTTCCTTACTTCGAAAGAAGTAGGTGATACGGGCAAGTTCGTTTCTGGCTATGTGCAGTTTACCATGTCCCTTCCACGGGACACGTACTCTGCCGCGGACGCGCAAGTAATGGCAGCGAAGCTGTTCAACTTCCTTATCCAGGGCGAAAGCCCAGACGGATCGGAAGCTGATACCAGCGTCTCGCACGCCAATTGCGCGGCGATCGCACGGCTTTACGCCGGCGAGCCTTAAGCGAAAAGCGATCACGGTGCGAACAAGCAAACGTGGCTAGAAAGGATACCAAATGGATCCTAGTAATAGCTATCGACGTAGAGCAAATAAGCTCCTTCGAAAGAAGGCGGCCCAAGAACTCTACTTCGAACTTGTTAGCGAGTTGTACCGTGATATAGCTGAATGCTATAGTGTCACTCTTAAGGTGCAACGAACTGAACTCGCAGTGATGCGAGCTCGGTTCGCCAAAGAAGGGATCTCGTTTTTGACGAAATCCCTTCCTCTCTTGAGTAAGGCGGTTGACACCGCCCTCTCTAGTGGCACTCTACTCAAAGTCGTCGGTTGGAAAACCAACGGCTCAGCAATCCCCCTATTTCTGGGGTGGTTGCTTAGTAGGGTGTTTGACGCATCAGGAAAAGAGCTGGATCGCCCTGATCCCTATGCATTCAAGCACTTCAGGCAGCTGTGCACATTGTTGTACAAGCTGGAGATGCCGTATGCTAAGAAGACCGAAAACAAGGTCCTCGAAGCGTTCGTCCAAACGGATCAGTCTCTCCCAAAGCCCGGCTCTTCGGCGCTCCTTAATAGGAACGCTGATAGCTATTGCTTTAGAAGGGCTGCTCTCCGTACGGACGAGTGGATCAACACTGCTCGAGCACTTGTTGCACGAGCTGTTTCGCCGCTAGACCCTGACGACATAATACCTCGTCATGGCCCTGGGGCGGTAGCGACTGGTGAATGTGCGGTGAAGAAATCAAATCTTCGCCGCATTTACAAGTCATTGGAGACCGTCTACCCCTTCACGGAGTGGATGATGCTCAATGCTAACCATATCGCTATGTCCATCCCTGCCGAGAACCCCGAGATCCTCCTTTTGGATGAGGCGACTGCAAAAGTCGTCCTCGTCCCGAAGGACTCTCGTGGGCCTCGGCTCATCTCATGTGAACCATTGGAAATCCAATGGATCCAGCAAGGCCTCGGGCGTGCTCTTGTCGAGCAACTCGAGACTTCCAAATGGACGAAAGGATTCGTAAACTTTACGGATCAAGAAGTCAATAGGAAGTTAGCTTTGCAGGCTTCAAAAGATGGCCTGTGGGTTACTCTGGACATGAAGGACGCGTCCGATCGGGTATCCCTGTCACTAGTGGAAACACTGTTTCAGGATCATCCGAAGCTCTTGTCGGCCATAACGGCTGCAAGAAGCTCAAAGACGCGATTACCTTGTGGTACCGAGGTGCCATTGAACAAGTATGCACCGATGGGGTCGGCATTATGCTTCCCCGTCGAGGCGCTTGTTTTCTGGGCACTCTCCGTTAGTGCAATTACACATACAAACGGCATTCCTCTCCGTGAGGCGAGGAAGTGCGTGTATGTGTACGGCGACGATATCATAGTGAGGGAATCAGACTATACTGCCCTCCTGCAGTGTTTACCTCAAGTTGGATTAAAGTTCAACGAGAGCAAATGCTGCGTGGCACGCTCCTTTAGGGAGTCGTGTGGGTGCGACGCCTATCAAGGCGTCGATGTCACACCCGTCAAGTTAAAGACCACATGGATCGACGACAGAAAAGAACCCAAGTGCCTTGAATCGTACGTAGCGTTTTATAATGCTATGTACGGGCTCGGGCACTTCCGAGTGGCAAATGCAGTGAAACATCAACTAGAAAGGATATATGGAAAAATACCATACACCAATGCGTTCGTCGAGGCTCCTAATGGAGCCTTCCGAACAACTAGTGGAGGAATCCACTACGTCTGCCACGAGCAAGCCAGTAAGCGAAACAAAGAAGACTCTATTCGAACGCGCTTTAACGCACGTCGACAAAGTCTCCAAGTACGTACATGGGCAACAACGCCATGTAGAGTTAGACGAGGAGCTGATTCTTATCAAGAATTGCTACGCAGTCTATCGCGAACTGGTCTACTCGCACGGAATGTCCGTAGAGGACCTGAAGACAGCCGACGAAGCTCACATCAGGTGCGTAATGCACCTGGAGTGGGTAGCGAGTGGCTGTGGTCCCGATACGGACCCCTCAACCATATCAGCACGGAGGTTGGCGAGAATATCGACAACCTTTCAATACTGATAGGGCATAGGGACCTAGGGTTCCATGCGCTGGTCCGCCGCAATCGCTTGAAGCGGACCTGGGCTGACGTTTAGTAAACGTCAGTATGAGCTAGGCTTAACGCCTAGACTACCGTCGAATCAATAGGGTCTGAGGGTTCTGTCCACACCCTGGCAATTCCGAAAGGAAACCAAGGGGTGGCGCGTGTTAACACGCGAAGAGCCTTCATCACTACTATGATTCCGTTAGCTGTTTCTCC